CAACTTTAAATAACTATGCTTCTAAAACCTATGTAAATGAAGCAATTGCGTCTACTCCTATTTCTAGTGGTAATGGTGAAATTATTATTCATTTCAACGTTGATGATGCAGGTCGCATTGTTGTTGTAGACGAGAATGGTAATCTTACTGCTGGTTATATTAACGAAGAGGAAATGATTGAAGCGCTCTTACATTCTGGATTATATAACTTAAAAGAAGCAGTTGGCCTGGATATGGATTATGCAAATAAAACATTTAAACGTATCCAAAGCGCAACGGACTTATCTAGTGGATCTGACTTTGACAAATATCCAATGTATGGCGGCCGCAAGCGTTGTAATGTAGCCGATGACGGCACAATTCTTGCTTTCTATGGCGATAATACTTATACAGAAGATGGATCAAACGGTCAAGTAATGGTATATCAGCCTAAGTTCTATTATCGTAGAATGCCTTTATCTGTAGAGAATCTTGCAAAAGGCCAGGTAATTCGCCACGACTCCATTATTATTTCTAATGCAAAACAGGGTAGTTTTAAAGTAGCACCTATTTTCCTTGATGAAAATGGTGAAGAACTTGACTATGTTCTCTTCTCTGCATATGAAGGCACAATCGCCAATGACAAGTTATCTTCAATCGCAAATGCTAAGCCAACCTGTAATAAGACCATTGCATAAATGGAATCAGCGGCACAAGCAAGAGGAACTGGTTGGCATATTACCAATATGGCGGCTGAAAGTGCAAACCAGATGCTTGAAATTGTAGAATTCGGTTCTATGAATGGACAGGCTTCACTTGAAGCAGGCATCTGTAATACCTCTGATAATGTAAATACAAACTGTGCAGCAATCACAGGTTCCACCGCGGCTTTAGGTAATGAAACAGGCCATGCAACCTCTACCGTAACTGAAATTAATGGCACAAATACATCTTATTCGGACGCAGGTAAACGTGCTATTAGTTATCGTGGTGTTGAAAATCCTTGGGGCAATACATGGCATATGATTGGTGGACTTAATATTAAAGGTGATGGACAGTCTTTAGGTGGTGCACCATATATTTGTACTGACTATAATTATAGTCCAGGATTAATTAGTTCTAACTATGAATCTCTTGGCTTTAACTTACCTTCCACTTATGGTTGGATAAGTGCAATGGCTATTGGAGATACTAAATATGACTGGGTTTTCTTACCAGCTGAATGTGCAAATACTGCAAATAGTTTATTACCAGTTGGTGATAATCTATGGGTAACAGCACATACAAATGAAAACAAGATTCTTGCGGTTGGCGGCAGTTACAACTTACAAGAAAATGACGGCCCATTCTACTACGCGGCTGACCGTAATGTTGCGGAAAGTTCTCGTCCAAATTATGGTGCACGTCTAATGTTCATACCAACTAAAAATGGTATTTATACTGCAAATATTAGCAAGTGGACAGCTAAGATGGGAGCGTGATACTTATGAAAAATCATGGTAAAGTATATAGCTCTATCGCACCAAATCTTATTGAAATTACTGAAAATGCAGTTTATATTGCATCTAACATTCAAACCTATACTAAAACAATTGAAGGACATGTTCAAAGTGGATATGAATACGATTGTGTAGAATATGGCAAGGATGAATACTTATCTTATCAAGCTTCACAAATTGCTGCTTTACAGCAAGAATTGGAGGCGGCAAAAATATTATTAGGAGTTGATTGACAATGACATTATTAGAATTAGCGCGAAAGCTTCGCCCATATATTGAGAAGGCCGCACTGTCTTTAAATGACGAAGATGCACTTGAAGCCGTCAATCTATTTCCTAATTGGAATCCCGATGCGGCTAGTTATACCGTTGACCAACGTGTTAACTATGAAGGGACTCTCTATAAATGTTTATAGGCTCATACTTCTTAGGCTGGCTGGTATCCTACAGCCGCGCCAAGTTTATGGGCAAAAGTTCTTATTCCTAATCCAAATGTTATTCCAGAATGGGAATAGCCGGATAGCACCAATCCATATATGCTTGGTGACCGAGTTTTATTTAATGGTATAGTTTATGAAAGCGTAATTAATAATAATATTTGGTCACCATCGGCTTATCCCGCAGGATGGAAACAAGTAAATATTTGACTTTTGTGAAAATTTGATGTATAATATACACAGAAGGTAGGAATGGAACTGCCTTCTGTGTATCTTTTTTTTTACATAACATAAGGAGGTTATGACAAATGTTAAAGTATTACAGCGATAAAACTAATAAGTTTTATGACACCCCGGAAGAAGCAAACCGTGCAGAGTTTGCGCTAAAAGAGCAGGAGAATCTTGCTAAGATTAAGAAGGAACGAGAAGTAGCTTACGCAAAGGAACAGAAAGAAAAGGAACTCGCAGAGCGTAAGGTTGCTGCTGAGAAAGTTGACAAGGCTCGCACCAAGTTGATTGAAGCTCAGAAAGAATACGCGGCCGTACTAGGCGAATTTGTAGACAAGTATCATACTTATCATTATTCTACAAACAATGCCGAAGAAGTCCCATTCCTATTCGGACTTTTTAATAATCTTTTTGGTCTGTAAGGCTTATGGCTGAGCCATATCAGCCTTTATAGCCCCTTAGTTTAATGGTAAAACAGCGCTCTCTAAAAGCGTAAGCGTGGCTGACACCGCGAATGAGCGTTCGAGTCGCTCAGGGGCCGCCACAGACGACACTAGCAGCAACTATTTAGAAATAAACAGCTCCATTTTTTCTCGCCGTTCATTTTATAGTGTCGAGTTTTGCGCCATGCGTATGATGGCTTAGTATATCTGCCTTCCAAGTAGATGGAATGGGTTCAATTCCCATATGGCGCTCCATTTTGAAAATTTGAAAGTTTATTATTTGATTTTTTCTCAAAACTGAAGTATAATATATATGAAAGGAAGAGAGAAGATATGGAAATTTGGGTAGCTTTAGGTGTTTTTATCCTCTTTATTCTTATGCTTATTAGCACATGTGCTGATTTTGAGTATGATGTTAAGATTGCAGAAGAAAAACGAAAAGTGCAAGAACAGGCACGAATTAACGCTCTTGAGAAAGTTCATTGCAAAGCTTGTGGAGCAATTGTTCGTGTAACTCAGACTTGCGAATATTGCGGCCACAAAAATTAATTATTTGACAAATAATAAAATTTCTGTTATAATTATTGTGTTGAAAGAGAAAAGTACCCATCAGAAGCTCAATTGGTCGAGCACCCGGCTTATATCCGGTTGGTTGGGGGTTCGAGTCCCTCGTGATGGACTTAGCATCCCCTTTCAAAGATGCTTCGTCAGACTAGGGTTATGACGTTAAAAAATAGTTTAAACCCATCCCAAGAGTGGTGTGTAGTGGTCTATAGCACGATAGCCTGAGGGCGGTTGCGGTCATTCACGTTCAACCGTAATGTATAAAAATGAATGAGGGCTTTTGAGGTTGTCTTATAGGCTCCTCACATGGTTCCCCGGAGAACTTAAAGATGTCGCCTATACGCGGAAGATTTCTATCAGTTATTCAACTCAGCGATATGTTAAGAAGTGCAAACTGAACGTAGCTACGGGCGATAGGCTCCGCCCTCTTCGGAGAAAACCTATAATACCCGAAAACCGTAGGGAGGCAAGCGAAGTATCCTCGCCAATCGCGATTTGGAAAAGCCAGCACGGGTGCCAATGGATGCGGCGTACCGATATGAAGTTCGGAGTAGGGTAGTTTAATATGTAGGTGTAGCATAACGGTTCGTGCGCCGGATTGCCAATTCGGTGATGGGGGTTCGATTCCCCTCACTTACTCTTATAGACGCATCAGCAACTTTACTCGCTTTGGCTGTTAACCCGCGTGTCGTTGGTTCGAGTCCAACCTGGAGCAAGGCTCCGGTAGCTCAGTTGGTAGAGCGGCGTACTTTTTGAGGGCGTCTAGTTTTATGGCTATATCGTATAGAGGTTATTATATCCGGCTGTCTACCGGATGACCGGGGTTCGAGTCCCCGTATAGTCGCTTCATAGACAGGTCAGCAAACTGTTCTTGTTTGATTTAGGATCACGAGGTTCCAGGTTCAAATCCTGGGTCGGGGACAATCCCCGATTAGCTCAATAGGCAGAGCGCGAGTTTAAGTCTGTCTAGTTTTTCAGCGACATAAGCATGTCGCTTATTTTTGTATTGGGAGGACAATACATGAAAGCAGCAGTTTATTGCGGTACACGTAATGTGTATGAGGATATGATCCCTTCAATGAAATCTCTTCTGATACATTCTAATGTG